TTCCTGGAATGTATGAATGGGTTGTGAGTTTTGACTTGAACTCTCTATATCCACATTTGATTATGCAATACAACATAAGCCCTGAAACTTTGGTTGAAGAAAGGCATCCATCAGTTAATGTAGATAAAATCCTCAATCAAACTATCAACTTTGAGATGTATAAGGATTATGCGGTATGTGCTAATGGTGCGATGTATCGTAAAGATGTTCGTGGATTTCTTCCAGAATTGATGGAGAAGATCTATAATGAACGTGTCATCTTTAAAAAGAAAATGCTTGCGGCAGAGCAAGAATACGAAAAGACAAAGAACAAGGAATTGGTTAAAGAGATTGCTCGCTGTAATAACATTCAGATGGCAAGAAAGATTCAATTGAACTCTGCTTATGGTGCTATTGGTAATCAGTATTTCCGTTATTTTAAACTAGCAAATGCAGAGGCAATTACCCTTTCTGGTCAAGTTTCAATTAACTGGATTATGAATAAGGTAAATTCATATCTGAATAAGATTCTTAAAAGTGGAGATGTAGATTATGTTATTGCTTCAGATACTGATTCTCTTTACGTTAATATGGGCCCTTTGGTTGAGAGTGTATACAAAGGAAGAGAAAAAACTACTCAAAGCGTTGTTTCGTTCCTTGATAAGGTCTGTCAAGTGGAATTTGAAAAGTATATTGAAAATTCTTACAAAGAACTGGCTGAATATGTAAATGCTTATGAGCAGAAAATGATCATGAAGCGTGAGTGTATTGCCGAACGTGGAATCTGGACTGCAAAGAAGCGATATATTTTGAGTGTTTGGGATAGTGAGGGTGTTCGCTATGAAGAATCCAAACTTAAGATCAAAGGAATTGAGGCAATTAAATCTTCTACACCTGCTCCTTGTCGTAAGATGCTAAAAGAATCTTTTGGCATTTTAATGAGTGGTACTGAAGATGATATGATTAACTTTATTGATCGGTGTCGTGAGGAGTTTAAATCTCTTCCCCCAGAACAAATTGCATTTCCAAGAACTGCTTCTGATATTCGCAAATATTACTCAGCTTCTAATATTTACGCCCCCAAAACACCAATTCAAGTTCGTGGTGCATTATTGTTTAATCATTATGTAAAGCAAAAAAATCTCACAAATAAATACTCTCTTATTAATAATGGTGAAAAAGTCAAGTTCTTATTTTTAAAAAAACCAAATATTATTCAGGAAAATGTAATTTCTTTTATTCAGCAGTTTCCTACTGAACTTGGTCTTGACAAATATATTGATTATGAATTACAATTTGAGAAAGCATTCTTGGATCCACTCAAAACAATCTTGAATATTATTGGATGGAAAGAAGAAAAAACCGTAAACCTTGAACTATTTTTTTCCTAATGATTAAAGTTAAATATCAACTTAAACAATTTCCAAATACTGTTCTTTACAAATATTTCAAAACCAAAGAACAAATAGAGATTTTTAAATCTCAACATCCACATTATGAGTTTGAGTGATTTATGGATTTGCCTATTAATGACGAAGAATTAAATACAATTGTGAGTGCTCTAACTTTAGGTGGGGATACTGCACTTTATCAAAAATTAAAGTTAGTAAAGGAACTTAAAGAACAAGGTTTGCCTTATAAAAAAATACTTCGTGAAGAGTATGGTATGGTGGCATGATAACATTACCAATAACAGATAAAGATCTAATTGTTATTATGGAATTGTTGGAAAAGAATAAAGACAAGCATAAAGACTTGTATGCAAAACTATGGTCGTTTAAATTTCAGAGGAATAGTAAAAATGGATTTTCTTAAAGATATAATTAAGGAGGTGGGGGGAGAATATGCTTCTCTTGCTTCAGATATTGATGAGTCTGAGACTTATGTTGATACGGGTTCATATATTTTTAATGCATTGGTTTCAGGTAGTATATTTGGTGGTGTATCTGGGAATAAGATTACTGCTATTGCTGGAGAGTCTTCTACTGGAAAGACTTTTTTCTCTCTCGCCGTGGTTAAGAACTTTCTTGATACTAATCCCGATGGTTACTGCCTCTACTTTGATACTGAGGCTGCCATCACTAAATCTCTTGTAGAATCTCGTGGAATTGATACTTCTCGTTTGGTGGTTGTTAATGTTGTTACTGTTGAAGAGTTTCGCGGAAAGGCACTCAAAGCAGTAGATATATACTTAAAAAAACCTGTAGAAGAACGCAAACCTTGCATGTTTGTGTTAGACTCTTTGGGTATGCTTTCAACTGAAAAAGAGATTACTGATGCACTGAACGATAAGCAAGTTCGTGATATGACTAAATCACAACTTGTCAAAGGTGCTTTCCGTATGCTTACTTTAAAGTTGGGACAGGCAAAAATTCCAATGATTGTAACCAATCATACCTACGATGTCATCGGCGCTTACGTTCCTACTAAAGAAATGGGTGGTGGTAGTGGTCTTAAGTATGCCGCTTCTACTATCATATATCTCAGTAAGAAAAAAGAGAAGGATGGAACAGAAGTCGTTGGAAACATTATCAAGGCAAAGACTGCTAAGTCGCGTCTGAGTAAGGAAAACAAAGATGTTGAAGTTCGTTTGTATTATGATGAACGTGGTCTTGATCGCTATTATGGTCTTTTAGAACTTGGAGAACTTGGTGGACTCTGGAAGAATGTTGCTGGACGATATGAAATGGAAGGTAAAAAAATCTATGCAAAACAAATACTAGCAAATCCAGAAGAGTATTTTACACCTGAGGTAATGAAACGACTTGATGATATTGCAAAACGAGAATTTTCCTATGGAAAGAATTGAGACAACTATTCTCAGAAATTTAGTATTTAATGAAGACTATTCACGAAAGGTTATACCCTTTATTCAATCAGATTACTTTGAACAAAAGGCAGAGAGGGTTATTTTTGAGGAGATTGTTCAATTCATTGTTAAATATGGTTCAGCAATTACGATTGAAGCACTCAATATTGAGGTAGAAAATCGCACAGATCTCAATGAAACTGAAGTCAAAGAGATTCGAGAAATCAATACTTTTTTGAATAATGCTCCTGTAGAAAAGCAGTGGTTGCTCGATACTACTGAAAAATGGTGTCGTGATCGTGCCATTTATCTAGCACTTATGGAATCAATTCATATTGCTGATGGTAATGATGGGAAAAAAAATCGTGATGCTATTCCAAGCATTCTTTCGGATGCTCTAGCAGTGTCGTTTGACAATAATATCGGTCACGATTATCTTCAAAACTATGAAGAGCGATATGAGTTTTATCACCGTAAAGAAGATAAGATCGAGTTTGATCTGGAATATTTCAACAAAATCACGAAAGGTGGTTTACCTAACAAGACTCTCAATATTGCTCTCGCTGGAACGGGTGTTGGGAAATCGTTGTTCATGTGCCATGTTGCTAGTTCCGCGTTGTTACAGGGTAGGAACGTTCTCTACATCACTCTTGAAATGGCGGAAGAACGAATTGCAGAAAGAATTGATGCGAACCTTCTCAATGTTCCGATTCAGCAATTGGTTGATCTTCCACGTTCAACATTTGAGAGTAAAGTAAATAGTATTGCAAAGAAGACTCAAGGTTCTCTTGTAATTAAAGAGTATCCCACTGCTTCTGCACACTCAGGACATTTCAAGGCACTTCTCAATGAACTTGCTCTTAAGAAATCATTCCGACCTGATATTATTTTTATTGATTACCTTAACATTTGCGCTTCCTCTAGGCACAAGGCAAATAGCTCTATCAACTCTTATTCATACATTAAGTCAATTGCAGAGGAGTTACGTGGATTGGCAGTGGAATTCAATGTTCCCATTGTCTCTGCTACCCAAACCACTAGGAGTGGTTATGGCAACTCTGATATTGAACTTACTGATACTAGCGAGTCCTTTGGTCTCCCTGCTACTGCTGATCTTATGTTTGCCCTTATTAGTACAGAAGAGTTGGAACAGTTGGGGCAAATTATGGTAAAACAATTGAAAAACCGATATAATGACCCCACTATATACAAACGTTTTATTGTGGGCATTGATCGTGCTAAAATGAGACTATACGATTGTGAACAAACTGCACAAAAAGATATACTTGACTCTGGAAACGAAGACGAGTATAATGACAACGAAGACAAGAAACCTAAAAAGTCGTTTGAAGGATTTAAATTTTAATGGAAACTAAACACGTTAATTTTGATAAATATGCTGAGTTTGTAGATGCTGTAACTTCTGACGCATCAAAAGACTTCCTTGCCCTTTCCGATCGCCTGGTTCAACTAGATGAGAAAGGTGCTAATATTGAACGTCTTCTTACTGCTTCCGTTGGCATTAATGCTGAAGGTGGTGAGTTTATGGAGATTGTGAAGAAAATGATCTTCCAAGGTAAACCTTATAATGAGGACAATCGTGAGCACCTGATTATTGAGTTGGGTGATATTATGTGGTATGTTGCTCAAGCATGTATTGCACTTGATGTCACTCTTGATGATGTAGTTGCTCGTAATGTTCAAAAACTTCTGAAGCGTTATCCTGAAGGTGCTTTTGATGTTTACTTTTCCGAAAACCGTGCTTCTGATGACCGATGACTAAAGAAAAACAAGTAACAATTAAAATGGATGTTCGTTCTGCTGCCGCAGTCCGTCAAATTTTGTTTGATGCACAAAAAGGATATACTTATGATGAGATAAGTGTTCCTCCGCGTATTATGGATATTCGCAATGTAATTTATAATATTGATGATAAAATTGGAGAAGTTGTTGATTTAGATTAAATTAAATAACCCTTCGGGGTTTTCTGGGGAATTAGTTAAACGGTATAACGGGTGCTTTGCAAGCACTTATTAGGAGTTCGATTCTCCTATTCTCCACTTTGCCCGTGTACTCCAACGGTAGAGAGGGTGGACTTAGAATCCATACAGTGGAAGTTCGAATCTTCTCACGGGCACTAAATAAAAATAAAGGTTTTAATTATGAATTCAATAATTCTAGATATTATTAATTCATTTGAAACTAAATCTAAAACAAATACGTCTAGGTATAAAGATTTTCTTTCTCACGTTTATAAAACTTTTGATGATAAGATAAACACTTGTAGGATAGAAAAGTTAAAGAATAAATATAAAAAGATAAGATTACGTGTTTTAGAATACATAATAACAAACGAAAAAGAAATAACATTTAAAATCTGTAAACGTAAGTAATGAAAAGTTTTTCTCAATTTCTACAAGAAGCATCTGTAGCAACTCTCCAGGCAAAAAGATTGGGACTTGTTGGAGATGAACATGGTGGGTGGCATAATGGGAAAACTGGAGAATTTGAAGCAAAAACTGTAGGTGGTAGATTACAGTTTTATAATAAAAGGCAAAGATTTGGGCAGCAAGATCCCAGACAAACTTCTAAAGAAAAAAATCTATCAAGGACAACTTTTCAAAATTCTCCAGTAATTGGTGAGCAAGAATTACGTGAAAAATATATTAGTGGTGAAATATTTAAAGAAGGAGATATTGTACAGAGTTTAACCACTGGTGTGACTGGAAAAATAATACGTAGGGGAACAAATCATTTAATTTGCGTAACTGAAGATAGTTCTATGTTTAAGTCTTGGATAAAAGATGTTGTTGAAGTAATTGTTTGATATTGTCTAATTAATAAATAAGTATAGAAAAAATAAATTAGAAAAAATTCCATGGCTTTAAATATAGGTGGTCCTCATCGTGGACATGCTGCGGGAGATACTGATGTTGAGAAGCAGGCATCTCAACTAGCTTCTGATGTTAAACTTAAAGTTAAAAAGAAAATGGGTTCACATACTAATATGAACCCAGCTCAAGTTGCACAAGCATATGAAAGGCAACTTGCTTCTTCTCCAGCACCATCAATGGTAAAGGCACTTGCAAGAAAAAAACTCAAGATTGGCGTATCCGAACAATATGAAATTGGTGAACTTGCAAAAAAATCTGCAGTAAATGCTTTTAATAAAGTTTTTGTTGAGGGTATTGAAAAAAAAGATGAGGATCTTGTCGAATCTCAAGCAATGGGAGAAAAAAAATATTGGATAGTTGTTACTGATAAGCAAACTGGAAATACTTATCGCCGTAGAGCAACTCGTGCGGAAATTTCAGAACTTCGCGCAAATCCAAACATTAGAAAAGTTGAAATGACTGCTTATCATCCAAAAGAAAATGATGATAAGCAAGGACAAAAAACTGCAAGAGTGAAGGCAGGTAAAGGATTAGATCCAGTTGGAAAAGAAGATCCTAAAGGAGATGTTGATAATGATGGTATTCCTGCAAGTAGAGATAAGAATGATAAGTATCTTTTAAAGCGTCGCGCCGCAGTTGGTAATGCTATTGCTTCTAGAAGCAGAGGAACTCAAAAAGAAGAGTTTTTGGGTGAGGTAAAAAAATCCAAAAAGAAATCTACAGATACAATTACTGGTGAAGGAGTTAATAACTCAAAGTATATTAATGTAAAACCAACTATGGAGCAATCTGAACCTGTAGTTGATACAAAAAAACCAGAAAATGATGAAAAGGAAAAAATTAAATTAAGACAAAAACAAGTTCAATTTGCATTAAACCGTCAACGCCAGACTATGCAATTGCAAAGATCTGGTAGACTTCCTTTGAATTATTCTGAAGATAATACTCAAGAAGGTGATGATATTCAGGAAGTTGCTCCTCCAGGATTTGAAGGAACTGTTAAAGCGATGAAGAAGTATCCCGAACTTTCCAAAGGAAAAACTTCAGAAGGTAAAGATAAAAACATTTATGCTCTTGCTTGGTTTATGAAAAATAAAGGTTACAAGAGTCATAAAACAAAAAGTGGTGCTGATAAAGAAGTTCAAAAATCACATTATGAACCAGAAGGAGAAATGATTGGTGAAGAAGAGTCTGATAGAATAAATGATAGAAGACTTGAAAGAGGTGGAGTTGGTGCTGGTAGAGGATCTACAAAACCACAAAAACCAGCAAAACCTATGAGTGATGCTGAGCGTAAATCTGCTGATGAGAGACGTAGAGAAATTTCTCGCCAAGCAATTGCTATGGTAATGGCAAAGCACGGTGGACCAAAAAACTTTATGTAATAAATAGGTTAGGATACTCTCTATACGGAGGATATTATGGGTGCAGTAGTAGCGGTGGTAAAACCACTTCTCATTTCAATTGCAACACATCCAGCAGTTAAAAATCTTGTTGTTGAACTTTTGTCTAAGTATGTAAAGTCCACTGACAATAGTATTGATGATGTAGTTCTTGAGTTGGTTAAAGAGAAACTCTTTACGCCACAAGCATGATTACTTGTTTTGTAACTAACTGGGGAGTAACAATTGCCCTTGGTCTATTACTAACTGCTTCTGAGTGGTTAGCAAAAACAAAAAGATTTGAGGAAAATGGATTACTCGATTTATTAACTAATTTTCTAAAAATAATTTTAAAGAAGGCTTATAAGTAAAGGTCTTCTTTTTTTATAAATATCAATAGAAAAAGAATTATAGGTAAAGCACATGGCTCTTTGGGGCAAAGCAGACGCTGTACATACAACTGGTACTATTATTGTAAATTTGTCTGATAAGACAATTACTGGAACTGGTACAACCTTTACTAATGCTTCAGTGGGTGATGTAATATCAATTGGTGTTGGTAATACGTTTGGTCAGGCAGTAATTTCGGGTATTACATCAAATACATTCGTTTCTATTGCATCGACACAATTTATTACTGGAATAGGAACTGTTGGTTATGGTGCATTGGTTGGTGTTGCTTATACAATCTCACAAAAACCAAAATATACATTAGAAGATGGGCAATATTTTGCCCCTGATGCAAAATCAAATAGGTACTCTGCAGTATTTGGTGTTGATCCTTACGAAACTTCAGTTGCTCGCACCACAACAGTTGGTGGAAAAGCAGGAGCATATGGTGTTGCTCACGCTGGTTGGGTAGGAATAACAACTTATGTAGACGCCCAAGGTAATTTTCGAGTTAAATCTGAAGTTCTTGTTGCAATGAGTGGAATTAGTTCTGGAACTCCTTCTGCAGGAACTTATGGTGATGCTGCTGATGATACTAGACTTCCCGACAGCTGATAATATATGAGATTTGATGAATTGAATAGTGATAATTATTTACTATTTGCTATAAAATTTTATAATAATCCACAATCAGTCACAAAAGAAGACTTTGAGGAAGATTTGAAGAGAATTAAATATGTTAAAAGATTATTGAATAGGTATAAAAAAACTGGGGTTTTAAAGACTCATTTAATTCTTAATCATCTTATAATTCTGTTTAATGTTTTTGAAGATGCTACTATACCACTACTTTTTTATAATTTAGACTCTGAGTTGTGGCCATCTTTAAAAAGTTTTTTATTATTTTTAAATAGATTTCCACACTATCCTAAATCTACTCTTTGTGATATTCAAGAAGATAATAATTGTTTAAATCTTTTGCAAAAAATATAATGGACATCAATAAAATTATTTTTATCGTTCGTTCTTTAAAAGAAGAAGCAATGACTCTTGGTTCTGGTTCAATTGCGGGCACTAAAGAAGCAGGTGATGATCCTCCAGTTGATTTGAGAAAAGATAAAAGAAGAAATTGGAATCCATTTTTTAAAGATCTTGCAAGAATACAAAGAAGAAAACCTCCAAAAATTTAAGTAAAATGTTTTCCCAAGAATCAAAACTAGCGGTTCTTGAATCTAAACTCGGCATTTATGAAGATCTTTCCCGCGAGATGTTATCAAAATTAGAAGCAGCGGTCGATAAGATCTCTGAAGGTAATTCACGTATTGCTACAATTCTTGCAAAACATGATGAGAGAATAGAGCAAAGTATGAAAAATGATGCACTTCTTGTTAAGATGATAGACGAAATGAAAGAGGATAATGATAAAGAACATAAAGGAATAGAAGAAAGATTTAATAAAATTGATGAAAAAATAGAAGATCTTAAAAAATTTAGATGGCAAATTGGAGGAGTTCTTGCATTTGTGATAGTGATCATTGGAGTTGTAAATGCATTTGTTCCCAAGTTATTGACTTCTCAACCGCAGCAGGTTATAATAGAACGCACAAAATGATTCTCTTGTAATGGATTTGATTGATTCCAAGTATATTGGATTAGTTTCGTCACGCCTACAAAAATTCAAGAGGGTCAAAGCGGATCTCTACAACTTTCGCTGCCCTATTTGTGGAGACTCTCAAAAGAATAAGAATAAAACCAGAGGATACATTTATCCAGTAAAGAATAATACTAACTTTAAGTGTCATAATTGTGGAGCAAGTTTATCCTTTAATAATTTTCTCAAAGAGATAGACCCAATTCTTCATAAACAATATACTTTGGAAAAGTTTAAAGAAGGACATACTGGCAAAAACTTTGTGGTTGAGGAACCTAAGTTTGAGTTTGCAAAACCAGTGTTTAAAAAGAAACTGGATTTGCCAAAAGCATCGGAAATTCCTATCGCCAAAGAATATCTTGAAAAAAGAAAACTGAATCCAGAAAAGTTTTATTATGCTCACAAATTTAAAGAGTGGACAAATACTCAAAAACAAACTTTTAACAACCTTTTTAAAGATGAATGTCGTATTATTATACCAATGCATGACCCTGAAAATAATTTGATTGGTTTTCAAGGAAGAGCACTCGGTCCTTCTCCAAATAAATACATCACTGTTATGCTTTCTGATGATGTACCGAAAATTTATGGTCTTGATCAAGTGGATTCTTCGAAATCCATTTACATTGTTGAAGGACCCTTCGACTCCACGTTTGTACAAAATGCTGTTGCTATGTGTGGGTCCGACGTTGATATTCGGTCGTTTGGTTGGAGCGATTATATTTACGTTTTTGATAACGAACCTCGCAATCGAGAAATCGTCAACCGAATATCAAAAACCATCAATAGAGGAGACAAAGTGATTATTTGGCCAACAAGTATCCAGCAAAAAGATATTAATGATATGGTGCTCGCTGGACTTAATGTTATGGATGTGTTAAAATCAAGTACATACACAGGCTTAGAAGCAAAAATTAAGTTTAACAATTGGAAGAAAATATGAGCAACGGAACGAAAGTCGTTAAAAGAAATGGTAAAACAGAACCTCTTGATCTCAATAAACTCCACGTTATGGTGGAAGAAGCTTGCAAAGATCTAGCTGGTGTATCAGCATCTCAAGTAGAGATGCAATCTGGCATTCAATTTTATAATGGAATCACTACTGCCGAGATTCAAGAGATTTTGATTCGTTCGGCTTCTGATTTGATCGATCTGGATCACCCCAACTATCAATTTGTCGCCGCTCGACTGCTTCTGTTTGCCCTTCGTAAGCAGTTATTTGGTCGTATGCACGAATATCCCACAGTCAAACAGCACGTTCTTCGTGCCGTTGGTAGAGGTGTTTATGACCCAGAAATTCTTGATCTGTATACTGATGAAGAATTTGATAAACTTGAATCGTTCATTGATCATAGTCGCGACTATTTGTTCACTTATGCTGGTCTTAGGCAAGTCGTGGATAAGTATCTTGTGCAAGATAGAAGTTCTGGTGAACTTTACGAAACTCCCCAATTGATGTATCTTTTGATTGCGGCAACTATTTTTTCCAAGTATCCAAAGGAAACTCGTTTAGATTACGTTAAAAAATACTACGATGCAATCTCAAAGCACAAAATCAACATTCCTACCCCCATTATGGCAGGCGTTAGGACACCACTTAGACAATACGCTAGTTGTGTTCTTGTTGATGTTGATGACACCCTCGATAGTATCTTTACTAGCGATATGGCTATTGGCAGATACGTTGCACAAAGGGCGGGAATCGGCATCAACGCAGGTCGAATCCGTGGCATCAACAGTAAAATCAGAGGTGGAGAAGTTCAGCATACAGGCGTTGTCCCATTCCTCAAAAAGTTTGAAGCAACTGTCAGATGCTGTACTCAAAATGGCATCCGTGGTGGATCAGCAACTGTCCACTTTCCAATCTGGCACCAAGAGATAGAGGATATCCTAGTATTAAAAAATAACAAAGGAACCGAAGATAACCGTGTTCGTAAGTTAGACTATAGTATCCAAATTTCCAAACTGTTCTATGAACGATTCATCAAGAACGAAGAAGTTTCACTCTTCTCACCACACGCAGTTCCTGGTCTGTATGATGCTTTTGGAACTGATGCTTTTGACGAGTTGTATGTTCGTTATGAACGAGATGAGTCTATTCCAAGAAAGACTATCGGAGCTCAAGAACTCTTTCTGGACCTCCTGAAAGAACGTGCAGAAACGGGTCGTATTTACATTATGAATATTGACCATTGCAATTCCCACTCATCCTTTATCGATAAGGTTGAGATGAGTAATCTTTGTGTTGCTGGTGATACTTTGATTTCAATTAGACACAATTTAAATGATTATTCTGACGAATCAATTTCTAGGGACACCATTGATAAAACAACTGTTATTGAAATTAAAGATCTTGAAAAATTTAGTAATAACTTATTTGTCAATGATCTAAAAGTTCTTTCTTATAACACTGAAACTGGTAAAGAAGAGTGGGCACTTATTACAGCATTTACCCAAACTTCACCAAAAGCAAAAGTAATGAAAATTACTGATGAAGAAAGTGGTAAGAGTATTGTTGTGACACCAGAGCACAAAGTATTCACCAAAAATCGTGGATATGTGATGGCAAAAGATTTGGTTGAAACTGATGAATTGGTAATTAATTAACACAATAGGAAGTGTAATTTCTATATTTTATAAATAGTTATAAGATTACATTTCCTATAATGAAAACATATATTGTTTATAAGATTACCAATAAAAAAAACGGAAAACCTTATATAGGAAAAACTGAATACTCTTTGGAGCATCGTTGGAATCGTCATTTATCGTCAGCAAGAAATGGTTCAAAATTTAGATTTCATTCTGCAATTAGAAAATATGGTGAAGATTGTTGGGACTTATCTGTGATTGAAACTTACCAAACTGAAGATGAAAACTTTATTAATGAAAAGGAAACCCACTTCATTAAACTCTTTGAAAGTGATACAAAAGGTTATAATGCTACTTCAGGTGGTACTGGTGGATGGATTCTTCCAAGATGCTCACAGGAGGTTCAGGAAGAGTGGAGAAATGGTATTTCCATAAGAACTACTGGTTATAATAATCCAAACTATTCTGGATACACTGATGAGGAACTTATAGAAGTAGGTGTAAAGTTTGCTAAAAAATATGGATTTATTGGTGGAAGACAAAGAATAGTTGAGTTTGCTATTAATGAATTGAATATTAAGTTTCCAAAACATTTTTCTAAAAATAGATTCGGTGGGAAACATAAAAACTTTTATAAATCTATTGAAGAACAAACTGGATTGGTGTATAATCCTTATTATAGAGACGAAACTCAAAGAAAACTTGCTAAACAACTTTTAGAACAAAATAGGAGAAAAAAATGTTAAAGATTGAATATCTTGAAGAAGAAATCCCAGTTTATGATATTACTGTAGAAGGAACTCATAATTTCTTTGCAAATGATATTCTAGTTCATAATTGTCAAGAGATTACTCTTCCCACAAAACCTTTACAACACATTGATGATCCTGATGGTGAAATTGCTCTTTGCATCCTTTCTGCTATTAACATTGGTAAAATCAGGGATCTTGAAGATCTTGAAGTTCTTTGCGATCTTGCTGTTAGGAGTCTCGATGAACTTATTGATTTTCAAGGATATCCCGTCAAAGCAGCAGAAATTGCCACCAGAGCACGTCGTTCACTTGGAATAGGATATATTGGTCTTGCTCATTACCTTGCTAAGAATAATGAGAACTATGACAATCCTAGAGCATGGCAACTTGTTCATGATTTAACTGAGGCATTCCAATATTATTTGATTCAAGCAACAGTTAATCTCGCAAAAGAAAAAGGTGCGTGTGAATATTCACATCGTACTAAGTATGGACAAGGAATTCTTCCTATCGATACATACAAAAAAGATGTTGATGAAATTGTTCCAAACGAGTTAAAGTATGATTGGGATAGTCTTAGGGAGCAGGTTAAACAGTATGGTGTACGGAACTCAACATTGTCCGCACAGATGCCATCGGAGAGCAGTTCCGTTGTGTCAAACGCAACCAATGGAATCGAACCTCCTCGCGGATACTTGTCCATTAAGAAGTCGAAGAAGGGACCACTCAAACAGATTGTTCCCCAGTATGCAACTCTTAAGAATGCTTATACGCTTCTTTGGGATATGCCTAGCAATCGTGGGTATATTCATATTGTTGCTGTTATGCAAAAATTCTTTGATCAAGCGATTTCTGGAAACTGGTCATATAATCCAGAAAATTATCCCGATAATGAAGTTCCTACTTCAATAATGGCGCAGGACCTTCTGACTACATATAAGTATGGTTGGAAAACCAGTTACTATCAAAATACTTATGACCATAAGACTGATGAGGTTGAAGAAACCAAACAGTCTCTTGAAAATTTAATTTCCGATATTCTAGAATCAGAGGAGGAAGATTGTGAGTCTTGTAAGATTTAAAACAGGTTTGGAGGAAAAACCAATGGTCGAATCAATGACCGTTTTTAATCCTCAGGAAGTTGACACCAAAAAACAACCAATGTTTTTTGGACAACCACTAGGAATACAAAGATATGATTCTTACAAGTATCCAATTTTTGATAAACTAACAACACAGCAACTGGGTTACTTCTGGAGACCCGAAGAGGTTTCTCTTCAAAAAGATCGTAGCGATTATCATATGCTACGCCCAGAACAAAAACACATCTTCACCAGCAACCTGAAGTATCAGGTAATGTTGGACTCCGTTCAGGGTCGTGGACCTGGTATGGCATTTGCCCCATACTGTTCACTTCCCGAACTGGAAGCGTGTATGAAGGTCTGGGAGTTTATGGAGATGATCCACTCCCGTTCATACACTTATATCATCAAGAACGTCTATTCAGACCCATCTGAAGTTTTCGATACGATTCTAAAAGAGGATCGTATCATGGAACGTGCCGTGAGTGTAACTCAGGCATACAACGATTTCATTAATAGTGCTCAGCATTATGGTTCAACTAATGAATGGCTTCATGCGTTAGAACAAGTACCATACGCACAAGAGGCAAGGTATGAACTCAAGAGAAAACTATTCAGAGCAGTTGCAAACGTTAATATTCTTGAAGGTATTCGCTTTTACGTCAGCTTCGCTTG